GGGAAACGACACTCCTATATTTGAAAATGACGATACAGCAGTGTTCAAGGACAAATACCCATGTGTCCCAGGTCACACACTTTTCATACCAAAAAAAGACAATGCTTATGCGATAGGAAAGTGTTATGAACTGGCCTACTATTGTGGCAATGAATGGATCAAAGAAGGAAAGATGAAAGGATTTAACGTTGGAATGAATATCGGTCTTTGTGCCGGTCAAACTATAATGTGGCCGCACATACATTTTATTCCAAGACATGAAAATGATGCTGAACACACCGGTGGTATGAGATGGGCTCATCCTGGTGCGGATCACAATGAGCATTATTAGTGTGTAACATATTTCGACTGTACTAGTCAGTTGAAAGGGGCAAGGAAGGGAGACTGGACTTGCCCCACCCAATTATGAAAAAAAGAAGTAGAAACAAAAATCCAATATACGTTTCACCAGATGGCGGAGAAACTGTCTATGAACAATTACCAAATGGAGATAGAATACTGGTAGAGCAATCACAAAAGGCAAAAGACGAAGAAACTGCTTATGATGAGCACGAAATGGTTGGTGTAGATGCAATTGAACTAAGGCGGAAATATCCTGCACTTAAAAAAGCATGGGATCAATACCG